CCCGCGGGTGATGTGTACTGGAATAACGCAACGCAAACATCTGCAACATCACTTGTTTTTAGCCATTTGACAAGCAACAACATTGATGTTGATTTGTTCTTAGGATTCTTAAAAACAGGCGACAGTATTGTTTTGCAAGATGCAAACAATTCACTTAATTACCAAAAATGGGTTTTATCTGCTGACCCAACAATAGTAGCCAATACATCTATAACTTGCCCCGTTACTTTGTCAACATCTAGCGGCACGGGAACAACGGGTTTTGCAAACAATCATCCATTGATTGCGGTATTGCAATCCGTGGGCGTGGTCGGGCCAACTGGCGCAACAGGACCTACAGGCGCGGCAAGCACCGTAGCAGGGCCAACGGGCGCGGTAGGGGCTACAGGTCCAACAGGCGCACAGGGAAATGTTGGTGCGACAGGCCCAACAGGGGCGCAAGGTATTCAGGGTGAACAAGGTATCCAAGGCATACAGGGCGTGGTTGGGCCAACAGGACCGCAAGGCATCCAAGGCATCCAAGGCGAACAAGGTATTCAGGGCGTAACAGGCCCAACGGGCGCACAAGGTATCCAAGGCGTAACAGGACCTACGGGCGCGGATTCTACGGTTGCAGGACCGACAGGGCCACAAGGCATACAGGGCGTTCAGGGTGCGGTCGGGCCGACAGGCGCACAAGGCGCACAAGGTATTCAGGGCAATACAGGCCCAACAGGACCTACTGGCGCAACGGGCGCAGATAGCACGGTTGTTGGCCCTACAGGTCCAACGGGCGCACAGGGTATTCAAGGCGTGGTCGGACCGACAGGACCGCAGGGCGTACAGGGTATTCAGGGTGTCCAAGGCGTGACAGGCCCAACGGGAAGTACGCCCGCTATTGGCGGCTCTAACACGCAAGTTCAATACAACAATGCGGGTGCGTTGGCGGGTTCTTCTGAACTTGTTTGGGATAACACTAATGCTCGTTTAGGTATTGGTATAAGTTCCCCTGCTTACAAGTTAGATTTGTACACTACGGCACAATTTTCAGGAAGATGGGCAAACGCAACAAGGGCGGGTTATTTCTACACAGATTCAGGCGGTGCAGGAATTTTTAATACTGCCGCTTATGGTAGTGAAGGAATGTATTTAAACGCGGCTAGTAACTACATTCAATTTCTTACAAATAACGCGGAACAAGTAAGAATAACATCGGCAGGGAAAGTAGGTATTGGCACAACCGCACCAAACAACGAACTTGAAGTTGTTACAAGTTCAAACCCAAGTATTGCATTAAATAGTACAACAAGTAATTTGTATTGCTATTTCGGTATGACGGCGGGAACTGTTGGGGCGCAACTTTATACATTTGGACAATCATATAGCGCAGTTTATCCCGCGGGATGTACTGCACTATCTAATAACACTTATGGAATTATATTAAACGCCAACAATGCAACTGGTGTTTTGACATTCCAAACTAATAGTACAGAACGGGCTAGAATTTCATCCGCAGGGGGATTTTCAGTAGGCACAACCGCAGATGCGGGCGCGGGCGGTATCTTTGCTACAGGCAACATTACGGCGTATTATTCTGATGCGCGATTAAAAACTGTTAGCGGCAAGATTCAAAACGCATTAGACAAGGTGTCTAAATTGTCGGGCGTTTACTACACCAACAACGATGTTGCTAAATCATTTGGTTACGAAAGCGATGAAGAACAAGTAGGCGTATTGGCACAAGAAATTGAAGCCGTGATGCCACAAGTTGTTAAATCCGCACCATTTGATTTGGATGAACACGGCAATAGTAAATCAGGCGAAAATTACAAAACGGTTCAGTATGACCGCCTTGTTCCGTTGCTGATTGAAGCCATCAACGAATTACGCGCAGAAGTAAAAGCATTGAAAGGTGAGCAATGACATTACCCGCATCAGGACCGCTAACCCTAGCCGACATTCAAACAGAATTTGGCGGCACAAACCCCATAGGAATGAATGAGTATTACGCAGGGGGCGGGCTTGTCCCTGCGGGTACATCGGGGACTTATGGAACTGTTCCTAGTAGTGGTGCTTTGAGTGTTCAAAACTTTTACGGCACTTCTGCCGTGATACCCGTGTACATTGAGGAAATTTTCTCAACTTACTTATACACAATGAACAACACTACACAAACAATTACTAACGGCATCAATTTATCTGCAAATGGTGGTTTGATGTGGTTCAAAATTCGAAATGAGGGTACTCAAGCCCATTCATGGATTGATAGTGCGCGTGGAAATAATGCTCTTTATTCAAATTTAACTGTTGCACAAGATGCGCTTAGAGTTAATGGTGGTGGCGCGGGTTCTATTGCATTAAACACTAATGGATTTACTTTTAGTGGTTCAGTTTTTGATAATTATGGAAATATGAATAGCGGAACTACAGACCCTGTGGTTTCATGGACATTTCGAAAACAACCAAAATTCTTTGATATTGTGACTTGGACAGGGAATGGCGTAAACGGAAGAACAATTCCTCACAATCTTGGTTCTACACCGGCTTGCATTATTGCTAAAAGTTCTTCTGCAGGTTCTACCAATTGGCCTGTTTATCATCGTTCTTTAGGTGGTGGAACAGGTAATGGTTATGCGTGGTTAAACCTTACTAATGCCGCGTCTATTTATGGTGGAGCATATTGGGGAACAGGCGGCACAAATTTTGTTGCCCCCACATCTACAAACTTTACTGTTTCAGATGACGGGGCTATTAACGCTACTGGTCAAACCTACGTTGCCTACCTATTTGCCCATAACGCAGGTGGCTTTGGCTTGACTGGCACAGACAATGTAATTTCGTGCGGGTCGTTTATTACCAATGGTTCAGGAAACGCAACTGTCAACCTTGGATATGAGCCGCAATGGGTATTGATGAAGCCCGCAACAACAAGCGCAAGCGGTAACTGGATAATTGCCGACAATATGCGCGGGTGGACTAGTGACGGTGCGGGTGGAAATGCAAATCAACAATTGTATGCAAACAATTCTGATGCAGAATCTGGTGGCACACCCGCTAATTTAACGTCAACTGGATTTAATTTTACTTCAGGAGGTTATGGTCCTTGGGCTAATCAAACTTGGATTTACATAGCCATTCGCCGTGGCCCGATGAAAGTGCCTACAAGTGGTACTAGTGTGTTTAATCCCGTGGCACAGGCGGGTAATGGTTCTACACAAAATATCACAACAGGATTTACAACTGACCTTGTGATTGGTGGAAGCCGAACCGCAAACCCAATTCAAGGTTTTGTAGACCGTTTGCGTGGTAATACTAAAGCACTTTTGCCAAACAATACATCAGCAGAAGATACATCTCCATCAGGAAGGGATTTAACATCTTTTGCGTCAAATACTGGTTTCACCCTTGGTTATCCGCCATTTGCTACATCGTATAACACCAACGGCAATAATATTTACTGGAACTTTGCCCGCGCCCCTCGTTTTTTTGATGAGGTTTGCTATATAGGTACAGGTTCAACACTTGTGTTAAACCATAATTTGACAGTAGCACCTGAGTTAATTATTGGCAAACGCAGAACAGGCGGTAGTTACTGGATTCTTGGTGGAAATTTTGGTGCGTCAACATACTGGTACAAAAATGATTGGGGCGCAAACGACTCATCTACAAATACGTCTTATTCTGGTGGATTAAGTTTTGGCGCACAACCAACAACAACAACAGTAACACTTGATAATAATTCTGCGCTTAACGTGTCCGCATATAACGCAGTTTTGTGGATGTGGGCTACTTGTGCGGGTGTTTCTAAAGTTGGCACATACACAGGTACAGGTACAACACTACAAATTAATTGTGGTTTTACAAGTGGTGCAAGATTTGTATTGATTACACGGGTTGGTGTAGTTGGAGGAAACGCGACTTATATTTGGGACTCTGCTCGTGGAATTGTGTCAGGTAATGACCCTTACTTAATCTTGAACAATACAGACGCTGAAGTAACTAACACTAACTACATTGACACCTATAGTGCAGGGTTTGTGATTTCATCAACTGCGCCATCTGCCATCAATGCCTCTGGTGGCTCATTTATCTTTTTGGCTATCGCATAAGGAACAATCATGCAAATTAGAATTCGTGAATCAGGCGCAGTAATGTTTTGGCATGAGTTTAGAAACTTATTGCTACAACAAAACCCATCAGAACTAATTACGGTTGCTGAACAAACCGAAGAATGGTTAGATGCACATGGCGCGGATGTTGTGTTTGAAGGCGCACAAGCCACAGGCGGTACTGTTTACCAATATTCAATGCGTGATGGCGTAGAACAAATTGGCGATAAATGGTACACAAAGTATGTGCTTGGCCCAATCTTTACAGGCGACACGGCGGTAGAAGATAAAGCCGCATACAAGGCATTAAAAGATGTTGAACGCGCAGAATCCGCTAGGCAACAACGCAACGAAAAGTTGTCTAAAACTGATTGGCGTTTTAGAAGTGATATGACACCATCGCAAGATTGGGTAAACTATTGCCAAGCCTTACGCGATGTTCCAACGCAAAGCGGTTTCCCTTGGGAAATTAACTGGCCCACAGAACCTTAACTAACCACACTACAAGACATGAAAAAATTAAAGATAGCAGTTTATGCAATCAGCAAAAACGAAGAACAATTTGTAAACCGTTTTTGCGATTCGGCTAAAGATGCCGACATTATTCTAATTGCCGATACTGGTTCTACTGATAGAACGGTAGAACTTGCATTAGAAAACGGCGCGGTAGTTCACGACATTTGCGTTAGCCCTTGGCGGTTTGATAAAGCGCGTGATACCGCCTTGGCGTTGTTGCCGCGTGACATTGATGTTTGTATTTCGCTAGACCTTGATGAAATAATGATGGAAGGTTGGCGCGAAGAAATCGAACGCGTTTGGCAAGAAAACACTACGCGCCTACGATACAAATTTGATTGGGGATGCGGTATAAGTTTCTTCTACGAAAAGATACATCACCGAAGTGGATACCATTGGCATCATCCCGTACATGAGTACCCGCGCCCTGATGGTCGCATTACGGAAATTTACGCGCATACTGATATGCTTTTGGTTCAGCACTTGCCCGACAATACCAAATCCCGCGGGCAATATATGCCGCTATTGGAACTTGCGGTTAAAGAAGATGTCCATTGCCCCCGTAACGCGTTTTATCACGCACGGGAACTAACTTTCTATGCGCGTTGGCAAGATTCAATCGTAGCCCTGAATAAGTACCTTGCAATGCCTGAAGCCACTTGGCAAAACGAACGGTGCTATGCAATGCGTTTGTTGGGTAAGGCGCATGAAGAACTAGGGCAATCGGTAGAAGCGCATAAATGGTATCGCCTAGCGATTGCCGAAGCACCTAACACCCGCGAACCTTGGTGCGAACTAGCAATGTTCTGCTACCGCCGTAGCCTTTGGGTTGAATGTTATTCTGCGGCGAAATCGGCACTTGAAATAAAAGATAAACAATTGGTTTATACAATGAACCCTGATGTATGGGGCGCACAACCTTGGGATTTGGGTAGCATTTCGGCATGGCATCTTGGGCTAAAAGAAGAAGCCACACAACTTTTACAAGAAGCCATAAAATTAGCCCCTGATGACCAAAGATTGCGGAACAATATGCAATTTATGGATGCCGATTACAAAACCTTTGATAAGGTCGAAAATGCCAACTCAACTAGAAGCCCATGAAGAAATATGCACATTGCGTTATGAAATGCTTTGTGCGCGTATCAAGCGTTTAGAAGGCATCATTATCAAGGCTTGCGGGGCTATGCTTTTTGGCATGGCGGGCGTGATTTATTCTTCATTGGCGCATTTGAAATGAAAGATTACGCCGTTGCATTTATAGCGGCGGTTTGCATTGTGGCATTTGTCATTTTTGGCACATACATGATTGCTTGGGCAGGGTGGGGATAAATGCGTTGGTTGCTTGTGGTTTTTCTATCAGCATCACAAGCGGCATCTGACAAGACAGAATATCGTTGTATCCGATGGGCATGGTCGGGTGATGTTTATAACCGCAAAGTTGTTTGCCTTGAGTGGGTGAAAGTTGTACGCAAATGATAGACCCTATAACCGCACTAGAAGGGCTACAGAGTGCCATAGCAGTAGTTCGTAAAGCCGCCAAGATTGCAAATGATTTGGGCGGGTTAGCGGGCGTTGTTGGCAAACTATTTGATGCCCGTAGCCAAGCGACTAGGGCAATGGTTGAAGCCAAAAGGTCGGGCAACAAATCCAACTTTAGCATTGCAATGCAAATAGAAAATGCGTTGATGGAAACGGCTAAGTTGGAATCCCAACTGCAATTGCTTTATATGCAGACGGGCAATATAGACGTTTGGCAGAAGATTAAAGCGCGCGCCGCTGAAATGGATAGGGATGATGCAATAGCCGCCCGTAAAGCCAAAGAAGAAGAACAACGCCAAAAGGATTTAGAAGCCGAACAAATGCAATGGGCGGTTGCCATCGTCATTATTGTTATGTTCATTGGCGCGGTAGGTTGGGGGCTAACGCAAATTGCCGAACTATGCGCTACGACAAGGTGCGGGCGGTGAATGAGTACCAAAAACAATTTGACCAATTTCTTAAAATCTTTGTTAGGTTATGTATCGTGATATGGGTGCTTGGTCTGCTGAAGTTCATTCCTGATTCTTTAGCAGATAAGATTGTTTCTAAACTTCTTGGAATGATTGGACTGTAATGCTTTCACTATTTTCTACACTTGGCGGTTTACTCATTTCGGGTTTGCCAAAACTACTTGATTACTTTCAAAACAAAGCCGACCAAGCGCATGAACTTGCTTTGGCTAGGATGCAAACAGAACGCGAACTACAGTTAGCCGCCGCGGGGTTTGCCGCCCAAGCGCGTATTGAAGAAATCCGCACCGACCAAATTGCAATGGAAACAGAAGCGCAAATGACGGAAGCGGCACTAAAGCATGATGAAAAGGTTTTAGAACGCGCTTCTACTTGGGTCGCTAATTATGTTGGCACGGTGCGCCCAACTATTACCTACATTTTTGTTTTTGAACTTTGCGCTATCAATGCTTGGATTGCGTACTACATTTATACGCGCCCTACCCTTGTTCAGAACATGGATGATTTAATTCGTTTGTCCGACATTATTTTTAGTTCGGATGAAATGGCTATGCTTGGCGGCATTATTGGTTTTTGGTTTGGTTCACGCGGTTGGAACAAGAAATGAAAATCAGCAAAGAAGGCGAACATTTAATGCACTTCTTTGAGGGCTACAGAACGCGCCCGTATCGGTGTAGTGCCGCGATTTGGACAGTAGGCTACGGTCACGCAATGTATAGCGACCAATTAGCCTTGCCAAACATTCGTAAAGAAGGTTACACGGGTTTAATTCGTGGCGACTATCAATTAAAAGAAGGGGATAACCGTGCTTGGGAAAAATCGGAATTGGTCGATTTGTTCAAAATGGACATTGATATTTTTGAACGCGGTGTTCTTAGACTTAGCCCTAATTTGGTTGGTCATCAAAGCAAATTCGACTCTATTGTTTCTTTTGCATACAACGCAGGGCTTGGAAACTATCAGCGTTCTACCATTCGCATGAAAGTAAACCGCGGTGAATGGGATGCCGCGGCTACTGCTTTTATGTCATGGACAAAAGCGGGCGGTAAAGAAGTGGCGGGATTAGTTAAACGCAGAAAAGCCGAACGCGCTTTGTTTTTAAGTTAACTTTGTATTTGGTTAATGTCGAACCTATCCGACATAACTTCTTCATAGTTAAACCGTTTGCCAAAACATTCGCTGATGTAAATTTCTTGGTCGCCGTATGCCACTAAGGTACGGTTATAAACAAATGCTTTTTTAGGCAAGCGCACTTTGCCGCCAACAAAGTTATGCGCCTTGTTTGTAAGCCGCCAAACGCCCGCGCCTTTCTTTTCTTTATCATCATTGGGCGCAGATTCAACCAAGCCCCAATGCCGCATTGTTGAAAATGATTTTGCCCGCATCATCCAACGCGGTGCTACTTTGGCGGTATGAATCCAACCATCGGCATCTTGTTCATTCTTCTTCATCCAAAGAAGTGAAAGCGCGTTTGTTTCATCAAGATGGAATGTGTTTATTTTTCCCCATCTTGCACAACAAGGGCAATTGCCGCCATCACCCTCTAAAACTTTTCTGTAATCGGCGCGTAGCCTTTTCAAATATTCTTCTTCAAATAAATCGTTCATTTTGTAATGTCCTATAAATTGGGGTACTTGATTTCCCCCGTTTTTATTTAGAAGGGCGCATCGTCATCAAATACAGGCGCGGATTGCTTAGTTGTTTTGGGTTCTAGCGGCGGTTTAGCACTAAGCCAACCATCCCAATTAAGCGGCACATTATCAATCTTTAGGCTAATGCCTTGCCCTTTATCCCAAAGCGTTCCCACTTTGGCAAAGCGTTTTTTGTTATTGCCTTGGGCATCGGTGTATTCGCCTACTACGGCGATTAAATCTAATTTAGTTGACATGGTTTAATCTTTCATTCAGTTTACTAATTTTGGCATCAAGTTCGGTTAAGAACTTAATTACTTCTTCTTTAAGCATTGCCACATATTCCGCATCAAATTCAACGCGCTTAACAAACATTTGTAACCCGCTTGGTAGGCGTGGGTCAAACGATACGAAATCTGCCCATGTGCGACCCGTGCAAGACATTTGCCATTGCATTTGGGTTATGTACTTTGTCGGTACTTGTTCGCTAATCAATGTATCAATGTGCGTTGCCGTGTTAGGGCATTTAATTTCCAGTAAGCCAAATAGCCCTATCAAGCCATCAGGCGATGCCCCTGCGCGTTCAATTGTTGGGTGGGCGATATACCCTACTTCATCAACCAAAACATCGGCTAGGGACTCATAAGCGGCGCGGGCAAGCGGTTCGGTTTCTGTACCCCAAGCCATTGCCGCATTTGTGTACGATTCTGCAACCGTGTTTGTCATGCGTTCGCAAATCAATTGCGCCATGTAGTTTTCGCGTGATGCTGAATAACCGCTTTTGGTTTTGGCAATTACATCAGCAACGCGGGATGCCGTGACATTACCCAATCGTGCGGCAAACCATTCGGGCGTACCTTGTTCAACTTTTTCAATCATAGTTTTGCCTTTACTTTATCTTTGGCGGCAATAACTTTCTTTTGCCAATCAGGATTGCCATTGCAAGCGGTATAGGCGGCTTTATAGGCGTTCTTTAAACTATCTTGGTCGGTTGATGCCTCTATAGCCGCTAAGTGGTCTATAAGGGCGGTTTCATTAACATTTTTTGCAGGGATGGTTGCTAACGCGCCATCATCATCTTCAGGGGCTATGCCACAAGCCGCCATCAGCGAACCGCGGCGGGCGTAGGTCAATGCCGACATATAAGCGGGCGGGTCATTTTTGACTACAGGAAATTGCAAGATGCCACATTCAAGCATTTCACCCGATTCGTGAACAAATACAGTTTCAACCATGATGCCGCCAACGCAATCGTAGGACTTTTGCACAAGGGCAATGCCGTTATTGTTTAGCGCGTCTATAACCGCTTCAACGCAAGCGGCAAGGTCAGCGTACTTGTTTTTGAAATGCGGGTTGTAGGCGTTCTTTAAAGCGGGTGCAAATGCTTTTTGTGCTTGCACCAATGCCGTAGCAATTTGTTTCATTGTTCAATTCTTTCTATTTGTTTAGCAATTAACCATTTGTCGCCTAATTTACGAACGCTACGCACCCATTGGCGTTGATAGGAACGGATAACTTCAGGTGGTGCATCGTAGGATGCAAACATAGCGCGAACGCGTTTAAGAAATTTTGTGTTCATGTTTAACCCCGCCATGCAAGTAGTACTCCGATACCGCCAAAGATGACGATTGCCAAAGTACATTCAATTAAAGTTGTAATGATTTTGTGTTTCATGTTTTATCTTTAGATGTTAAGAAAAGTGTTATCGCGTACAGAATCGAAAATGT